GTCTTTTGCTTCGTATCCGTCGTGATCCGTGTTTGTTATAATTCTCATAATCTTTTCTCCTGTTTGATTTTTCTCTTTGCTATATATAGACAGTAAACCAAACGCTTTCTATTGTCAAGCGATTAACATAATTTTTTTAGTTTATGCCCTTTTTTTTCATCTTTTCCTCTCCGGTTCCTCGTCCACCCTCGGTATAATCCACAGTGTGGAATCGTCCACGGGTGGACGAAACCGACCCAAATGCTTTAAGTTTTAATAGTTTAAATGCTTTAAGAGATAATAATAAATATATAGTTCATAATTCGTAGAATCTGAATTGCCTGGAAATAAAAAAGTACTTGAAATATCCGGGATTTATTTGTTTAATGGACATATTAAAATTTCTACTGTTGTATATCTGTAAGAATCTATTCAATTCCCGTTATTGGAGGGGCACGCTTGAAAAAATAATATGGCCAGAAAAGGAAAATTAACAGCGGCACTCATTAAAAAAATATCCGCATATATTCAAGAAGGTGCGTACAACGTAACGGCTTGCGGGCTTTGCAATATATCGGAATACGCTTTTTACGATTGGATCAAGAAAGCTGAAGCCGACATTGAATCCGGGAAGACTTCTTTGTATACAGACTTTTTGGGATCGATCACAGCAGCAGACGCAGACCGGGAACACGCCAATATTAAAATTATACTCCAGGACGATAGCTGGCAGAGTAAAGCCTGGTACAACGAGCGGAAATATCCAACGCGCTGGGGCAAAACAGAAACCCTGAAATTAAAACATGGCGTTAACGAAGAAGACGCTATGGAGATACGCAGTATTTTAATGTCGTTAACCGATACAGACATCGAACACGCGCTCAAGCAAGCGGATATTAAAATTAAAAAAGCGGGAACTAATCCTACGAATGATAAACCGGAATAGTATAACAGCGCTTACTAAGCAATTTGTGTATGAGTATTATTTCAGAGCTATTACTGTACACAAAACTCACAAAAATGACAGGCTGGATATTCCCAAAGGTTCTTTTTTGGAAACGATTTACAAGGACACCAGCAATTTTCTAACAATTATAAAATCTACTCAAACAGGAATATCTGAATATCTCATTGTAAGGGCGCTTTCCCGAGCTGAAAAAGGCCGGGGAATTTTGTATGTACTGCCGACATTTGATCTGAAGGGGCAATTTGTAAAAGAGCGGATTGACAAGCCCATGGCGTTTAGTCCGTACTACCAGAGCCTGCTTACCAACACCGGATTAAAAAGATTTGCAGAATCCATGAGCCTGAAGCAAATTAAGACAGGTTCAATCGCGTTCGTTGGGAGCAACACCTCAAACGCGTTTATTTCATATCCTGCGGACGATGTTATAATTGACGAATTTGACAGTTGCAATCAAGACAATATCGCGATGGCGCGGGAAAGGCAATCTGCGAGCAAAGATCCACAAACAGTATATGTCGGCAACCCTACGATAACCGGATTTGGGCTTGACTTAGAAATACAGAAAACAGACGAAAAAGAATGGCGGATAAAACATGATGTTTGCGGCACCTGGATAACACCTAATTTCTTTAAGGACGTTGTGAAAGAAGTGGATGAACACATCTTCATCCTGCGCGATGAAAAATATGACAGGGAATTGAAAAGAGACATTTACCCAATTTGTCCAGGTTGCGGAAAACCTTACGATCGCAAAATTAACGGTCTATGGGTAAATCAGAGAAATAATAAAGATCGATCAGGGTACCGAGTTAGCAAGATGTTTTCCACTCGAGTGAAAATGAAAGAGATGGTTGAGGCATTCGATGCCGGCTTGAAAGACGATAAAAAACTTGAACGATTTTACAACGCTGACTTAGGCCTTGCTTACCAACCTGAAGGGAGCAAGATTTTTCCGTACATGCTGGATGAGTGTATAAGAGACTACATAATGCCCGGGCACAGTACAGCAGTAACAGCGATGGGCGTGGATGTCGGAAAGTACTTACATGTAACAATCGGTAAATTTACCCCGGACGGAGAAATCCGGATTGTCTATGTTGGCACAGTCCACGAAGAAGAAGATGTCGCCGAATTGTATCAACGGTACAACTGCAAAGTAGGTGTTATCGATGCGTTACCGGAAACCCGATTGAGTAAAAGTCTCTGTTACCGGTTTAAGGGAATGTTTCGCTGGTTCAGGCAAAGCGAGAAAGCAGACAGGGTACACCCGAAGGATAAGATTGTTAACGCAAACCGAACTGAAATCATAGATGCTGTCAAGAATTACGTTATAAGCCAGACTTTACTGTTGCCTAAAAACATTAAGTCAATCCCTGATTTTTACGACCAAGTGACTGCACCGACAAGGATATTCAACGAAGTTAAAAACGTATATTATTGGGACGAAGGATCGAAAGCGGATCATTACTGTTTTAGCCTGGCTTACATGATATTAGCAAAGCGCATAATCGCCATGGTTGGTAAATAAATTAACTAAGCTTAAAAAAAGGGTACGATGGGATTCTTTAGTAAAAACAAAGTTGAGAAGCAAACTAAAATCAACACTGTGTACTCTAACGAGAATTATACAACTCCTCTTGCTTCCCAGCAATCGCAACCGGGCCGGGGAGTTCAAGTTTATTATATGTCCAACCTTTCTGGAGTTCAGGGACGGGATAAAGACGGGAACTACTTAGGCACCCGCGTACAACAACCTTTATTTTATCTAACCGTGAATGAGCGGAATGAGATCTTCCGATTGAGTTCTCCAGTACTGGGAGTAGTCACATCTCGCATGAACAGAATATCAGCTTTGAATTATCACATCATGCCGATCAAGGATATCGAAGATCAAGTCGCGGAGGAGCTTAAAAGTCAGCGAGATTTGTACAACGAATATGGAGACATGGCCAGCTACACTGATATGTTTGTGCGAAGCAAGGTCGTAAATGAGTTACGCGGCACACTCCCTGATCTTAAGCCGGATATGAGTAATTTTGATAATAGCCTGCTACGCTGGAAAAAGAGACTGAACAGACAGCAGCAATCTAAAACACAGGAAATTGAAGACTGGCTCCAGGAGCCGAATACCGGCGTTAGTTGGTCAGAGTTTGTGAAAAAGTGGGTGTATGATATGCACGTCCACGGAGCGGCCGCGATTTACAAACAGAACACCGAAGGCAGATTGACTAATTTTGATTGTCTGATTGGAGGGACTGTCTACAAAGTTAAAAATCCTTATTTTTCTTCCATGGAGGCATATTTTCAAGTCGTGCCTGGATTCGAATCGCAAGTATTTTTCAGCGATGAAATTAGTTATGCGATGTACATACCGACTTCAACAAAGTCTTTCGGCTTGATACCGTTAGAGGCATTGATTAACAAAATAGCAGAGTCGATGTTGTTCGATAAAAAAATGGCTAATGAAGCCGACGATACGAGAATGCCGGAAAAGGCGGTTGTCGTGACTGACAATAATAATCCGTTAGGCGATTTCGACAAAGAAAACGACGGTTTGCCGATTGACGATATAGAGCAAAAACGAATGGAAGAAAAAATGAATACCCCCATACAGGGAGGTATGATCACGCTTTCTGGGAATAGCGCCACTGTGGTGGACTTGACGAGGGCAGATACATTGAGCGTGCGCAACGAAAGGCAGAAAGATATCAGAGAAGAATGCGCCTTAGTTTACAATATGAGCAATATGGAGATTAACCTTACAGGCAGCGGAGAAACCGGGGGGCGGTCTACAAGTGAAAGTCAAGCAGAGATCGAAGCCGGGAAAGGGGTTGCACCTCATGTAAAAACGCTTGAAGAGAAAATCACACGTGATGCGGTAAACAGCAGATACGGGTATGGCTGGAAATTGGAGATTGAAAGACAGAGGAATGAGAAAGAAGAACAGGAACTCCTGTTGCTTAAATTACAGACCGGGGATCTTACGCGTAACGAACTCAGAGAGAGCAAGAATAAATCTGTATTTGTGGGCGAAGAGTTCGACAAACCTATGGACAGCGAAGGGGCAGGAACACCACAGCCCGGCGCGAGTGAGCGGAACCCAGTTTTTAACAGGATGCTATAATGGACGAAGTTCGGGTAAACGGTAAATTAAGCGAAGAGCAATTTGATAGAATGGTCGCGCCTTTGCAATTAGATTTGATAGCCTATTACAATATGATGCAGCAGGATATCATGGCGACGATAAAAGAGAGCGAGAAAGAAGGGCACACGCCTGACGAACTTATCCAGAATATAATGGAGTTATTAGCATGAAGAAATGGCTTAAAATGATATGGCAGTATTTCTCTTTTTGGATTAAGCGAGATGTGATTAAGAAGAAATATCAGACACCGCGTGAATTCCATAAAGCGTACAAGCCGAAGTCAAAAAATGATATCATTACGGAGATAGTGTTCCTGGCAAGAAAAATAAACAAGAACAAGGGCGGGGTTACACCCGGATTCAAAAAAGAGCTCAGGAGCTACAGCAAAAAAAAGCTGGTGAACGTTTTAATATATCTGAAGTTACAGAAACAATTCGGCGGGAAATAGAATGCCAATACCGCAGCCAAATAGCAGCGAGACCGAACAGGATTATATAAGCCGCTGCATGGGGGACGAGACAATGCAAGAATACGAACAGGATCAAAGATCGGCAATTTGCTACTCTACATATAGAGATACTACAGTCCGGAAGCAGATACGGACAGCGATGTGTATGCTTGATAATCATATCGAGAAATTGGAGAAAGAAGACATCCGTGAAATGTTCGCGCCTGAACTGCCGGCACTATCTATCCGAATAAGGAAAGACATTAAAGGCGTTTCGAGTAACGGGATTAAAATGATAGAAGATGTGTATTTGAAATGCCGCAAAGATAACAAAGAGGTTGAGGGGAGTTACGAAGTCGCAAAATCTATTTTCCAGCGTGAATATGAAAAGGTGAGCAAGGGAGATATCGTTTATTCTGTGTACAATATTGTTAAGGATATT